TGGTGTTGATGAACTTTCAATTTCTGCAGGCGTCACTGCTACTGAATACAAGTCATTATTTGGTCGTGTTTCGGCAACGTCCAAGAAAAAAGCAAATGCTATCTATACGTATGGTGTTTCGCGTTGCCTTGAGTTAATTATTTACCAAGAAGAGCGTTTATTCCGTGATACTTTAGCAGCCGCTACTGGCATTGAGAAACCAATCCAACCTCCAGCTGGCGCACCTAAAGAACAAATTGATCTTTATGATGCTGCCATGAAAGGCTTTGAAGAAAAAATAAAACAGTTAATGAAAGCTTGTGTTGAGACTCAATTTATTCCTAAAGGGGTAATTGGTCTTATTCCAGATGGTGATTTAACTATACTTTGGCGTTGGCTGGGGCCAGTGTATGAAGATTCGACACAAGATGTTTTAAATAATTCTATTGTTGTACGTAACCTCCAAGAATTAGGTGTTGATAGTATTGAAGCACTGAAATACCTCTTCCCATCAAAAACGGATGAGGAGCGGGCCGCGATGTTATCGGGGTTCCCGTTCAGAATGGTTGGCGAATTACAGAGTGCTTACTCTCAATTTGCCAAACTAGTGGGGGGCATGATGCAGACTCCCCACCCGCAGTCACCGGATTTACCAATGGCTGCAGATCCAAGATTGGATTTAACACCTTATCTGTATCGAACACTAGAAGCGTTACAAAAGGAGATGAGTTATGCAGGACGCTACCGTCCAATCGATCCCACAGACGAGCCAAGTACCGGCAGCAGTAGCTCCAAGCAGCTACGTAGTGTCCCCGGCACCCCAAGCATATCAGGGACCGATCAATTATCAAGTGGGAACCAGCTACCCTCAAGCGGTCCCGACACAAGCGGCTACCAGCTACCAATCAAGCCCTACTCAGTACGCCCCCCAATCCCAACCGGCGGTACCCCAGGGCAACCCATGGGAAACAGCGTTCAACAAAGTAGTCAATCTGCTGAGCGCACCAGTCCAATCCCCGTTCCAGGGTCAACCCTCAGTACCGACGCCAACCTACGCACCAGCCAATTATGGCCAAGCGCAGAACGGCCAAGCTATGCCCAGCTGGGGGACGCAGACCTCGTATCCCAACCAGGAATACTCAGCCAACTATTCCCAAACCTCCTCCAGTCCATCACTGGCGGAAGTAGCGGATTACCTGGATCTGAGCCAACAAAGCCGTCAAGTAATCGACGCGTTCGGGGTAGAGGCTCCCGCAGTACTAAATAACTATGCTCTTCAACTAGAAGGCATGTTGGATAATGCCGTAGCCTGGGGCACAAAAGCAACTGAATTGCTTAATGGCTATGCCAACTTTGCAGTTGGTGAACATCAAGAAAATCTGGCTTATAACGAAATTCTTACTAACCCCGATGTACTGAGTGATTACACTCTTAAGTTCTTTGGTCCTGAAGGTCCATACCCTGTTTACGAAAGTGAGGAACAATTGGAAACCCCTGGTTATCGCACTGAGCAAGTAAATCCAGCTTATGGTAATTTCCCAGCTCCTCCAGAAGCAGCTGGTATGCAACAACCTCAAAATTTCTGGGGTGGTTTTAATGAGGTCATGTCTCGCAATCCTCAAGATGCATGGCGTGTTCTCAACCAAGCTCAACCTAATGTTGTCGCAAGCAAACTGTTTGTGATGGAGTAAAAAATGTCAAATCTTGCTGGTAAATATGTAAACATAATTAGCAAGAATCCAGTGGCTTCTGCAGTGGCTGGCGGCCTTGGCGCCGCTGGCCTTGCCACTGTAGGTAACCTTGTTTCCGGTCAGGCCAAAGAAGAAGCTCCTGGAAGACTTGGTTTGGAGGCTTTAGGTGCAGGAGCACTTGGCGCCGCGCTTGGAACTCAGATCCCCGGATTACGCAGAAGAGCCGCTACTGCAATTAGAAATATCGGAGCGGTTAGCCTTCAAAATCCTGGCGCAGTTGCCAGACGTGCACAAATGTCACCTGCTGAAATTTATAGTGCCACGCTTGCTCGTGATCTTTTAAATGAAACTGTTCGTTCGGGTGTAAATCCCGCCGAGTTAAGTAGTGCTTTTAAGACTACTGCACGCCGGGGCCAAGCAATTATTAATACTGCTGGCATTCCGATTGCTCTGACAGCTGCAGGTGGACTTGGTGGGATGATCGGCGGTGGTGTTTCTAATGTTGCGAATACCCTTGGTCTTCCTGGTTTTGGCCAAACCATAAATCCAGAATCTTATGACTCCAGTAATTCCCCTGCAGCACGTCAACAACTAACGACAAGGACAGCAGGTATTTATTAAATCTTTAAAAATTAAGGTTCGTAAAATTAATGCCTGTTAAAATTTTGTTAGTTGAAAGACTTTTTAAAAAGCTTTCACTTCACATCCTATAAAGGAGGATAGACTAAAGTGTTTATTGATACAGACTTTCCTAAGATTTTAGGAGCAGAGCTGTACCGGCCTTAATAAAATGGGGCGCTTATGGCGAAAGTCATAAGGTAATATCCGTCAAATTCGGTGAACCCCGATGAAGGGAATACCGAGCCAATCCTATCTAAAGGAAGGTGTAGAGCCTGGACGGCGGACTCCGTAACGTTATACTAACGTTGGAGAAGGTACAGGGTTTAAATGGATCGTTCTGGTTCTCGTAATGAATTAAGATCTTTCCTTATTGGTACTCTTCTAGGAGATTGCCATGTATCACCAACTCATCAATGGCAGTGGAGAAATACTACTAAAGACTGGGTTGAATGGAAAGCAGCTTACATACGAGCTAACTTGGGTTTTTCCTGTAATGTCCATGAATCAAAAGATCTATCATGTAAATCCGGTTTTATATACGGATTTGATGCTTGTTCTTCTAAAGGTAGGTTAAAAGTTTATAGTGATTGGTTTTATGATAAAAATAGAATAAAACGAATTACAAAAAAGATTAAACATTTTAATCACCCTATTGGTTTAATGGTATTGTTAATTGATCAAGGCAGTTGTCGAGGTGGATTAACAAAAGATCATAAAACAGGAAATACTTATTACCGTAAACCAACGGCACGTATCCATCTAAATAAACATTCTTTAGAAGAATTAACTCTTTTTCAAAAAGCTTTAATTAGTAATTTTGGATTAGAAACAACTCTTCAGCAAAAGAATTCTAAATATTTAGATGTTTACTTTAATACCAGATCATCTCAATTACTTTGGAAATTAATTGGACCTTATGTACCCAACATACAAACAGCCAAACGTAAATTTGATCCATTTATCTTCCAGACTACAAACGCAAACTATGTTCAACATAAATCAAATGTTGATTTAGTTTAGTGGCGACGAAAGTCGTAGTAGTAAAGCATCCCGCGTACATCTGCGAAATGGCAGTAGAACCCGTAGTGGTTCATGATTTTACCCGTCAACCGGGTCAAACAGTTCAGTTAGACCGTTACAAATTCTGGGGTACCCCTGGCACTAAAGATAGTCGTGAGCGTATTTCTGATCAGACTATCGGTACTGCTAATAGCCGCAACATCACTAAAGAAAAAGTGCTTGTTGTGTTGAAAGAATATACTGGCCCAGCGGACCCGACTGATCCTACGCAGCCCAGCACCTTTAAAATTGCTCGTGAAACTCTGATTACTGCCCAACGTCTGTTGTTGGATACTGGTAATCTAAACATGTTCCACCAGTCCATTGGTTCACTCACTCTACTTGATGATTATCGTCGGTGGCGTGATCGTGTATTTATTGATGAGCTATCTAAAGCAGAAGCTAATGGACAAGCTTCTACCACTCAAGGTGGTTATTACTTCCCTGGTAATAAAACTAAAGATTCTAGCGGACGCATTTCTTATACAACCGTTGAATATGGAGATCAAGTTCAACAGTTTCACGTTCGTACTGACCTGTTAAATCTTGTAAAAGATCTACGCAAGCGTAACGTTCCGACCTTTTCTGATGGTCTTTATCGTTGTATTTGCGATCCCACATTCATGATGCACCTGCGTCGTGATTCTGACTTCCGCGAGATTGCTCGTTACTCTGGCAACCCTGGTCAAGGGATGTACATGAGTGGCAATCCAATGATGCCGAACAACTCCAGCTTCTACCAAGGTCCCCAAGCTGGCCAAGGTTATTTCCTTGCTGGCGAACCTGTAATGCCTACTGGTGTTCAGTTTGAAGGTGTTAAATTCTATGAATCTACCAACTTCCCAACTAAGACCCTTCAAGCTAGTTTTAACGCATCTACCTATTCGACTCAAGAAGTTGCCCAAGGTTTCTTCTTTGGTCCCCAGGCAGTTGGTGTTGGTGTTGGTGGCCCCAATGCTCAAGTTCTCATTAATAATAATGATGACTTTAGCCGTTTTATCATCTTGATTTGGCAACTGTATGCAGGTTTTGAAATTTTGAATAAAGATTTTGTTACCACTTCTTACAGTTTCGTCCAAGATGACGGTACTATTTAAT